AGGCATTTGATTACTCAGGAACATCTACACAAATTCTTGCAGCATCTCTTCGTGATGTAAGACAGGTAGAACAATCTGCTCTTTGTGGTGCTGATGTGGTTACAATTCCTCCAGTTGTATTCTGGGCAATGTATAAGAACATTATGACTGATAAGGGTCTAGAACTTTTTCAGAAGGATTGGGAATCTGTTTTAGATAAGAAAGATGAAATCTGAAGATCAATGTTGGCATTTTGTGATGTCATCGTTCTCCAGATTGTATGGTGTTAAAAGAGTTATAAGTGAAGAAAAGTTTCATGAGATTGCACTTCAGTGGTGTGATGATCATAATTATGTTTGTGATATTCATTTAGATAGTTTGTCAAAAGTTGATGTTTATTTTAGAAAAATTTACGAGGATTGGGAAAAATGAGAGTTGGATTGATTGGACTGGGACGAATGGGTGAAGGTATGTCCCGTCGTATGATGAAGGCAGGAATAGAAGTTTGGGGTTATCGTAGGAACTATGAAAAAGCGCAAGAAGCATACGAAAACGGATATGTTAACGGTGTTACAACTTCTATACAAAGCCTTGCTCAAGTAGTAAAACATACTCAGAGCGGAGTATCAGACAAATATGGTCCAGGCATCTTCATGATGGTTGTGCCTGCAGAAACAGTAGAGGAGACAATCAATGAGTTACTACGATATTGTGACGAAGGAGATATTATTATTGATCATGGCAATAGCAATTTTAAGGACAGTCGGAAGAGAGCAGAACGCTTGGCAAAACTTGGTATCCAATATATTGATTGTGGCACTAGCGGTGGTGTTTATGGTTTGGATCGTGGATACTGTCTTATGGTTGGAGGTGGAAATACTGCAGTCTCCACTTGTTCGCGCATTTTTGACGCACTCTCCCCAGGAATCAATGCTGCCCCCAGGACTCAGTTTGACTCAGACATAACTTCTGCTGAATATGGATGGTTGCATTGTGGTGGTCCAGGTGCAGGACACTTTGTAAAGATGGTGCATAATGGTATTGAGTATGGTATTATGCAAGCATACGCAGAAGGATTTAACATCATCAAGAACGCTAATGCAGGTGCTCAGTATGTTAGAGAAGGTGATGCAGAGGTTGCCCCTATGGCAGACCCAGAATCCTATTGCTATGATATTGATGTTGCTGAGGTTGCTGAGTTATGGCGTCGTGGTAGCGTGGTTGGGTCTTGGTTACTTGACCTTACTGCTGATGTGCTACGCAGGGATGGTAGCCTTAAACAGTTCTCTGGAGGCGTATCCGACAGCGGTGAGGGTCGTTGGACTGTTTCTGCCGCTGTGGATTTGGGGGTTCCCGCTCCTGTCATTACTACTGCACTATTTGAAAGATTTAACTCACGCAATCTCGGATCCTTCGGAGCAAAAATCCTGAACGGAATGCGTTATATGTTTGGAGGACACCACGTTAGGTGAAATAAATATTCACAAGTCGCAGGTACTTATGGATATTCTCCAGTCGCCTCAAGAATACTTGTTTAATTTGCAGACAACAAGTTCATCTGAAGCAAAACGATTATGGAGAAAACACATAAAAGAAAGTTGGAATCATAAATGTGCTTACTGCAACTCTGAAGAAAATCTAACATTAGACCACGTTGTTCCACAATCAAAAGGTGGTTTAGATATTACAAGAAATGTGGTATGCTGTTGTCATTCTTGCAATCAATCCAAAGGACATGAATATTGGAAGTTGTGGTATGTCCAACAAGACTTCTATAATGAAGATAGTTTGGATAAAATAGAGGACTGGATGAAACCACCAAAACCCACAAATCTTTATAGTTATCGCCCAAGAAGGAATAATGCTTCATGATAAATTCAACAACTCCATACAAACTCGCAGAAATTATTAGAGACACTTGGCCTGGTCTTTACAATATGCCAAAAAAGACCTATAATGAGAAGCCACCATCTACATCAAATGAATCAGATACAAAAACTTCAACAGATTGAATATACTGATCACTATTCAGTCTTTGATAGGAATGGTAAGAAAATTTGTGATACTGCAACAATTCATGATGCCATGCTGATGGTATCTTTTGCAGAGGGGAGGACTTACAAGCAAGTTAAAATTCTTCTTGATCAAGTTGTAAATATTCCATCAACAAGAATGGAAGATGATAAACAACTTGAAGCACAAAATGTTTTGCCCGAAAGTATGGCAGAACCTGTAATCGTATAAATTATCTTATATACTTAACAATCATGAAATTTACAGTTTATTCAAAAGACGGTTGCCCCTATTGCAGCAAAATTAAGCAGGTGTTAGAGTTGGCAAATCTTGAGCATGTAGTTTATACCCTAGGGACTAATTTTGATCGTGAAGGATTTTATTCTGAATTTGGAGAAGGTTCTACATTTCCTCAAGTTATCCTGAATGATCAAACACATCTTGGTGGATGTACAGACACTGTTCAATATCTTAAGGAGCAAAATCTAGTCTAATGGAATCTACTTTTCACGAAGTTTATTTTGATGTTGAAAAGGCAATCGATCTTGCTTTCAATGGACAATTTGTTTTGAAGTTTTATGATTACTTAAAAATTCGTGGAACACTTAGGCGTGAGGTAGAAGAGTTTATTGAAAGTGCCACCGCAAGTGAGATTAGTAATCTTGTTATGGATCTGGACGAATACCTAGAAGGTGGTGCTGATGAAATACATAAACAATTGCGTGAAGGTTATGGTCATATTCCAAAACCGCAAGCAAGAAAGATAAGAAATTATCTTTATGCAATTCTTGAAGACGCTTGGAAATATAATTATGATAAACGACCGGGAAGAAGGAAAAAACAAACTAAATAAACCAGAACCCCAGATTAATCGGGGTGTTGAACTGTTACTTAGGAATAGGAGGAAGAGAGAGTCATCAAAGCCAAAAACTTTTCAAGTGAAGTTTGGTAAAATGATTTCTCTCTTTCGTAGAGAGTTTCATTTCTTCATTGAATTTCACTTCGATATTAGAAAAAAATAACTCTCTGGAGAAAGAAAAATGTTAGCAGTAACTCTAACCATCGGCACATTAGTTTCAATAATGTTCTTTTTTGTTGGTGGTATGTTAGGATGGATGGCAAAGCAACATTTCTATGAAAGAAATTATATTGCTTCACTAAACACACATCCAGAGATGTTTGATGAAAATGGGAATATTATTCCTGATGAAATTTTAGCAGTACGATTTGAGAATGACTATGACTACGACGAAGACGAAGAAGACGACTGAAAAACCTATTGACAGTCTTCCTTCCAATCCATTTGTTTTTGAAATTCTAGAACTTGCTTCTAAGCAACGTTCTACAGAAAAGAAAATTGAGGTTCTTAAAACCTACGAACACGATTCTCTTAAGACTATTTTTATTTGGAATTTTGATGATACTGTAATCTCTCTTCTTCCTGAAGGAGATGTTCCTTATGGAGACCTAAAGGATCAGAATGTATATTCTGGAACTCTGTCACAAAATCTATCTAGAGAAGCAGTTGGTGGCGAATCTGCTACTGGACAAGATTTAGATGGTAGGGGACGCACTTCTTTGCGTAAAGAATATCAAAATCTTTATCACTATGTAAAGGGTGGTAATAATACACTTTCTACTATTCGTAGAGAGATGATGTTTATCAATCTTCTTCAGGGTCTTCATCCGAAAGAAGCAGAACTTTTGATTCTTGTTAAAGATGGAAGACTTGTTGATAAATATAAAATCAATCATGAAATTGTAAAGAGTGCATATCCTGAAATTACTTGGGGTGGTCGTTCGTGAGCAGACTTCGTAATGTTGTAAGAAATGAACAGGAGGAGCAACAATTGGATAAGGTAAATGAAAATTATATTGTTCCTTCTCAGTATGGTTGTGAGATTCTTTTAGAAAAAACTGCAATTGAAAAAACAAAAGATGCTTCTTTTCCCAGCGATGCATATCTAGTTTGGTATGTTGTTGATGGTAAAGAATGTATTGATCTTTGTCGTGCAGCGAAAAAAGTAAGTCTTTTTGATATGTACTATGACAAATATGGTCCAGGTTCTATTCAAAAAATTGACTTTGGTTATGGAAGAGTTAATCCCAAACTATGGGGTTACAAAGCACCTGAAGAAAAAAAGAAAAGAAAATGAGTGAAGGTTTTAGTGAAGAAAAGATTGAAGTATCAATCTATAAAGATGAAGTTAAAAAATTACTGAAGAAGTATAAAAAAGTCAAAAAATATATGAAGTCTCCTCTGTTTACAGTTAGGACTATGGATGGAACTGAGACATATGTGAGTGAACTAATTAAAGAAGCAGAGGAGAATCCATAGTCTGATGGGGAAGCATTACTTACTTAACTTGTACGGATGCTCGTTTGTCCTTTTGGATAACGAGCGTTGTCTTATAGACTTACTAGAAAACGCAGCAGTTGCAAGCGGTGCTACTGTGATTCAGACTATCTCAAAGAAGTTTGAACCACAAGGAGTCACCGTTATTTGTTTGCTTTCAGAAAGTCATATCTCAATTCATACTTGGCCTGAAGAAGGTAAAGCAGCAGTTGATGTCTACACTTGTGGTGATTGCAATCCTAAGATTGGTTGTGACATCATTATCCAACAACTTTATGCTCAGAATCATACTCTGAGTTATATTGAACGCTAAAATAAATAACACTATATCTGGTAAAGTTTATGCTCTCTACACAATATCGTCTTCGACTTGAAGCAATATGTGAACGAATTGTAAAAGGTGAATCGGTAGAATTAAGTGAGATGATCTGGGCAGAGAAACTTGCTCAGGCAAATAGAAGTGCTGGCACACTGCTTCGTCAGGCAAGACGTAAAGCAGAAAATCCTGATATGCAAGAAGGTGGATTAGATGATTTTTTGAACCAACTTGATATTGGTGGAATTGGTCATGAGTCCAAAGGAGTATCTGGATTTAATACAGTTGATGATATTATAGATTTCTTCACTGAAGATAAACCAGATGACTGGAGACAAAGAGATTGAGAAAGAGGGGTACTTGACTACCCCTCTTTTTTTGTGTATAATTACCTTTGTCCGGGTTGATATGAATGGATCAAGAAAAGCTTAAGTTAATTGTACAAAATCTTGAATCTCTGGTAGAATGTCTTAAGTCAGAGATTTGTTCTGATGTAGATGTAGATGAATATAAACCTCTACCATACGAACAGATTTCTCAGTACATTGCAGATTACGACGAAGTATTTTATGACGATGAAGTTTGAAGACTACGAACTTATGAAACCAGAAGTAAAACTAATTAGTGTTACTCCTGATGCAGAGAAGCACATGGCATATTGTGCTCGTGTAAGTAATCCAAACAATCAAGAGAATGATAATTTCTCTGGATTACTTAAGTATTGTATTAAGCACCAACACTGGAGTATTTTTGAACAGGCAACAATGACTGTTGAGATTAATACGACTCGTGGTATTGCAGCTCAGATACTGCGACACAGGTCATTTACATTTCAGGAGTTTTCTCAACGATATGCAGATACGAATCTGCTTGGTGGAACTATTCCTCTACCAGAACTTCGTCGTCAGGATACAAAGAATCGCCAGAACTCAATTAATGATATGGGCGATTATCTGAAACTGACATTGCTTGAAGATATTAGGATTCATTTTGCTGCTGCTCAGAGACTCTATGACCGCCTCCTAGAGGCAGGAGTGGCAAAGGAGTGTGCAAGGTTCGTCCTGCCTCTTGCAACGCCTACACGCCTCTATATGACGGGTTCTGTGAGGTCCTGGATTCACTATATCGACCTTCGCTCAGCACACGGTACTCAGAAAGAACATAAGGATATTGCAGAAGCAATTCGTTGCCTCTTTACTTGTCAGTTTCCTGCTGTATCTTCTGCACTTGAATGGACTCGTGAAGGTTGTACAGAATGTGTGGATGCACCCTCTATTTGCATAGAATAAATACCCTTACATACTATGGAGTAATAAAGTTGGCAACTTATCCTGTTATTAATAAAGAAACTGGTGAACAAAAAGATGTTGTAATGAGTGTTCATGATTGGGATCAATGGAAAAAGGACAATCCAGAGTGGGATAGAGATTGGTCTGATCCATCTACTTGCCCAAGTTCAGGAGAACTGGGAGAAGTTTATGATAGACTGAAGAAATCCCATCCAGGCTGGAATGATGTTCTTCATAGAGCATCAAAGGTTCCTGGTTCAAAAGTAAAATCTATCTGACTCTTATTATGGCAAGAAAAAATACTCCCAAGAATCCAGTTCCTTTTGGTATGAGTAATAGGCAAATGAAAAGGAAAAAACCAATTAGTCTTGATATTATAAGAGATATTGAACCTCTCACAGATAATCAAGAAGCACTATTTAAGTCTTATAAGTTAGAACAAAATATTGTTGCTTATGGATGT